CCTTCAACCAGCAACTATATATAGGTACGATGTACAATATATAGTACATGGCAAGAATTCAAGCAGAGGTGGGCACAATGAAAATGACCACAGCAACTTACAGAAAACGCGCAAGAGAGGCAGAGGAACAAGGACGTTATGCGCTGGCAGCTGATTATTATAAATTGGCTATCGACAATTACCCCTCGCGAGGAGGGCAATTGGATCAAGCTGATTTAAAACAGCTCAATGAGGCATATCAATGTGCTTCAAGGATGGCGCGAGTATATATAGGCTGATCGCGAGGGTGCATGAGTATGATGAGTTTTTCTATCAAATCGAAGGAGCACTACGATCTAATGGCTCAATTTGAACGTGAATATCCATTTGAACGACTCGATAGGGAACCTAAAGAACTTTGGAAGACGAGCGTCTACCAGGATGGACGTGCTAATTCCCTATTTCTAGCATTTCGTAGGGGATACTCGTTAGGAAAAACGATAGCAGAGCAGCCATGAAGGCCATGTTTTATTCTTTTTTCATCTAAAAATTCGCAGGTCAGTATAAAAATGCTAAAAAAGAATTCAGATGAGCCCAAGCGCAAGCCCGGCCCGAAGCGCATTGAGATCGACTACGATGCAGTAGAGATCTTTTGCCGGTCCCAGATCTCGGACGCCCAGCTCGCTCGCAAGCTCCGCGTATCCCCCCAAGTCCTCTCGATGAGGCTCAAGAAAGATCCCCAGCTCCGGGAAGCTCGCGAAGGCGGCCGGTATGACGGCCAGAGTATGCTTCACGAGGCGATATTCCGGAAGGCGTTCGATAGGTACATGACCATCTGCAAGGACTGCGGCAAACACCGAATTAGCTTTGAGGGGTTCCTGGAATCGTGCCCGTATTGTGACAAACTCGAACCGGACGAGTCGCCGCACACGAATGTCAAGCACAAGTTTATACCCGGCGACACCAGCGTGCTGATCCACCTCTCCAAGAACTATCTTGGAATGTCGGACAAGGTGACACATAAAGGCGATGAAGGCAGCCCGGTGGTGTTCGCTACCCTGGCCGACCTCGCTATGGCCGCAGCAGAACGGAAGAGAGTAAAAGATGCCCAAAATCCTCCCAAAAAAGAGTAAACCGCATCCTACACCAGACACACCATTAGAATACCAAGAGGCTCTGCAGAACGATCCTGTCTGGTTTATTGAGGATGAGGTGCTCGGCGATAAACTGTGGGAAGATCAAAAACGAATTGTCGAATCGGTCCGAGATAACTTCAAAACCGCGTGGCGGTCCGCACATGGAGTCGGCAAGAGTCACTGCTGTGCTCGATTGGTTCTTTGGTGGTTGTTCTCATTTCCCCGTTCTATCGTATTGACCACGGCCCCTTCCTGGAGGCAAGTGGAGGACGTTTTGTGGAAAGAGATACGGGCGGCATATTTTGGCAGCAAGAAGCCACTGGGCGGAAACATGGCCCCGTCCGCCACGCAGCTCACCATAGACGGTAAAGAATGGGTGGCACTCGGCATCTCTACAAATGACAGCAATCGATTCCAGGGCTATCATGCTGAGCACCTTCTGGTTATTGTAGATGAGGCGTCCGGCGTCGACGAAGATATATTTGATTCTATCATGGGCGTCCTCACGAGCTCCCACTGCCGGCTGATTCTGATCGGCAACCCCACGGACATCGGTGGCCAGTTCTATCGGGCGTTCAGAAACCCCGAAGGCTGGAACACCGGCAAAACCTCCGCCTGGGATACGCCAAACTTTACCAAATTCGGAATCACAAAGGACGACATCATAAACAACACCTGGCGGCAGAAAGCTCCTCTGCGGAAAGGCGCGATCAGTGAAGACGACTTCGATTGGCCTTATCCCTATCTCATAACTCCGAAGTGGGCGTACGACGCCTATTTGGAGTGGGGCGACAAACACCCAGCATGGTTCGCCAGGGTGGAAGGCGATTTCCCGGAGCAGGGGGAGTATAACGTCATACCGCTTTCATGGATCGAACAGGCTCAAATCAGATGGCCCGACGTCAATCCAACCGGACAGCCCGTCTTAGGCGTGGACGTGGCCAGGGGCGGCATGGATAAAAGCGCAGTAGCGGCCAGAGTAGACAACAAGGTCACATTCGTCCAGGCGTTTTCCGGACTTGATACTCACCAGTTGGCAGCAGAAGTCGCTCGAATATACCGAGAGCTGGATGCTAAAGTGGCGAACGTCGAAGTCAACGGCATGGGATACGGCGTGATCGATGCGCTCAAAACAAATTTTCCGGACATCAATTATACGGAAGTTAATGTTAGCACAAAGTCTGACCGCGTGGACGCAAAAGGCAATCGCATGTACGCCAACCTGCGGGCCGAAATGTGGTGGTCTCTCCGAGAGGCATTAGATCCCAAGGGCAGCACACTGTTGGCATTGCCGCCGGACGCGCGCAGCCTGGCCGCAGACCTGTCAGCACCGAAATATGATCCAAGGCACGGATACATCCAGATAGAGCTTAAAGAAGAAACGAAAAAGAGATTAGGCCGCAGCCCGGACGAAGGCGATTCCGTGATGCTTACATTTGCACCGGCGAATATCGGTGATGAGATCGATTTGATTTTGCCCACGAAGGCCATGTACAGACCATATAAATTGTAGGTAATAAAAATGACGGTTATCCATCGTAAGAAGATTTGCAATGCCAAAGGCACGAAGGCATTGGGCGCACCGGTGGTCGCATATAGCACGCCGTACCTATATGTGGATCGGAACATCACGCCGGAGCTAATCTCAGATGCATATAAGGTGCCTATTATCTTTTCATCTCTGTCCTATTTGAACCGTCTATGTTTTGGTGGCCTGGATTTTCGGTTGGAGTCTGTGGACGGCAAGGAAGATGATACAAAACAATCTCAGATAGACGCAGCTCTGCCTCAGATCAAGAAGATAGATGCCTCTCTGGCTCGCATAGGCCGGATGAAGAACTGCACTACACTCGATTGCGTGCGCGTTGCCGCAATGGAATTGTGGAGCTGGAGAAAATGCCTTTTTGAAAAGGCTACATCGTTGGGCGAAGGCAATGTTTATTCACTCAAGCTTCAGAATCTTCCCGGAGACAGTTTCAACCGCACCCCATCGGTGTTCTTGGGGAACAGGCGTTATCAACCGGATGATATATTAAAAGGCATATTATTTGATACATCCGACGCGGAAATCCGCTTTTACCAGAACGTCGACAGTATGCTGGAGCCGGTCGAGATACCCGCCGATCAAGTCCTATATATTGAGGACATCGGAGTACCTCACAACACCAGTCTGCTGCATTCCATAATGTCGACCATCGAGTTTCTGAAGCAGGCCCGCGACGATTTCCGGTTGGCTCTGAAGCGCGTTGGCATACCAAAAGAAGTAGCCAGTATCGATGGCCGGGAGCTTGCGGCATTGAAGACTGCGGGCATTAATATATCCGGCGGATACCAGACACTCGTATCTTATGCGAATGAATTGATAGCTAACCAATCTAGTAATCAGGCCGAAGTCGCTTTGCCAGGTGTTCGATTATCATATCCGAGCATTCCAATAGCGATCAATCCGATGGAAGTTGAAAAGTTCATCGAGCAGATCATACTCAACCACTTCTTCGGGAAGGCCATTACCGAGCAATTGGCCCAGGCCATCAGCGTTTCATCTACTCCTGGGAAGCAGCTTCTTGACACTGTTATATCAGGGCACCAGGAGGTGGCAGGAAAGCCATTTGAACAGCTTTGGTCCGACTGGCTGGCAATGAACGGCTACGACCTCGTGATGAAATTTGATTATTGGTCGTGGTCTCCTGCAGACCAGAAGGCGAATCTTGACAAGGCAATCCAGACGTTCGGTGCTGGGTTATCTCTCATAAACGACGCCAGGGCATCGCTTGAATTGGACCCATATACCCCGGAGCAGATCAAGCAGCTTCTCGATGAGCAGAACGCACTCCGGCGCGGCACAATTCCTGGTGGACAAAAGGTATTCGAGCAAGCACCAATAAAACTAAAAAACTCCTACCCTGATGACCGGCTTGCTTATGAGGACGAGCAGGCCGCGAAGCTCTCAAAAACGTTCCTCGAATCCGTGCGTAATACGGTAGATGAAACCGCGTGGGCCACCATCAGTTTGTTGATAGCATCCAAGGCACCAGTGTCTGATGTTCTGGCAGCTATCCGGTTTGCTGAATACACGCCCACTCCTTCACTGGAAGTCAGCTACCGCATAACCACGAATCTGACTTCGAAATACATCAAAAACAAACTGGGCATCGAGGACCGGTTAGATCTGGTGTCGATGAACCCAGAAGCCATCAAGTGGATCAATGAATTCGGAGCATCCGAAGTTAAATACATCAGCCAGAGTCAACGCGAAGCCATCCAGAACATATTGTCTCAAGGATATAAAGAAGGCTGGACTTATAGCAAACAAGGCGATTATATTAAACAATTTATCGGCCTGGATTCTAACCGAGCCCAAATATTATATAACTATGGTAACTCTCTAATGGAGCGGGGGATGTCTGAATCCCAAGCATGGAAATTGATCGAGCAGCGCGGCCAGGAACTCCTGAAAGAACGCGCCGACGTGATTGCACTCAATGAAACTCTCCAGGCATCTCAGCACGGATATGTGGACACAATCACGCAGATGGTAGAACGCGGTATTCTTGATCCTAAAAAGCATGTCGGTGTCTGGACGGCGACGATGGACGAGCGCACATGCGAAGAATGCATGGCCGCGCACGGATCGATCCGCGTGCTGCCAAATGGTGTTTATGAAGCTTCTGGTACGCAATTCACTTACTTACACCCTGGCGATAGGTGCGTTGAAACTATTGAAAACGTTTAGAGGTGATTATTATCCCAATCATGGAGTGTCAACTGAACGGAAAAAACGGGTACAAATTCGGCCCCACCGGGGTTTGTTATACACACGACGGCACCGAGGAGGGTCGCAAACGTGCCAGAGCCAAAGCTACTAAGCAGGGCCAGGCAATCGAGATCAGCAAGCATTCT